TAGGCAAACGCCGCCTTGTTGACGGCGCCGAAGGTGTAGAGCGGCCCCGTGGCGCTGAACACCGACGCGCCGCTGCGGATGCCGGCTGTCAGCCTGCTGTCGGCACCTGTGGCTATTGTGGGCGAGCCGGCGTTGCCGCCGATGATGATCGGCAGTCCGCTTGCAACCCCGTTCAGGATGAACTCTGCCTGGTATGTGCCATTGGCCGCCGTGAACCATGTGCTCGTCGGCATCGAGGCGAGGTCAGCGGCGCGGGTTGCCGCCGCAGCGGCCGTTGCGATGTAGCTGGTGGCAAACGCGCCCTGCTCGACCTGCGCGCCCCAGATGTAGGTGCCTTGCGATGGTGTGGCGGCTGCTGTCCCACCACGCATGTCAGCACCGATATCGAAGAACCAGGCACCGGCCGTCGTCGTGGTGGTAAAGCTGAACCTCTGCCATGCCGTGGTCAGCGTAATGCGTGGGCTGTTCACATACGTGCCGGCGCCGCCGTTGGCTCCCAGGTAGAGCTGCTCGCCGCCTGCGCTGCCCTTCATCCAGACGCTGAACGTCGCCGGCGCGGCGGTGACCGTGAGTTGCTGATACAACACGCTGGTCGCGCCGGCAGAAATTGCGGGGAATGCGACTGATGCGGCGGTCAACGTGCCATCGGGTGCCGTCGTCTGGTTGGCTGTCGCACTGGGCGCCGCAGGACCGCCAATGCCGACAGGTGAGGCTTGCGACAGATCGCCGCTCTGCAGCCACAGATTCGTCCGCGCTTCCTCGACCAACAACCCGTTGAGCGCATGCGAGGTCGGGTTATAGTCCCACCGCGGCGCATTCGCCGCCGCCGACTGCATGGTGCCGGCGCTGTTGAAATACTTCGCCGCAGATGCGCGAGTGAAGGTGACACCGGACGGCATCGTCCCTGGCGTCGTGAACGACATGTCGAGCGATGGCGCCCCGGCGCCAGCATACGGCCAAAGCGGCCGGAACACGGCCTCCTTGGAGAAGAACTTGCACCATCCGGCCGGCACGACGGGGCCGAGCACGCGGGCGCAGATGTTCGGCGCGGCGTAGAAGCGGCAGATGCCGCAGTGCTCTGCCGGCGATCCCAGCGCCGTGTAGCGGGCGATCGACTTGGCGACCGGGGTGTAGGTGCGCAGCAGCATCAGAAGAACACCGCCGGCTCGGCACGCAGCGGCGCACCGCTATAGTCGCTCTGCTGCTTCCACAAGTTCGCCCTGGTGACTGCCTGCTGAAACAGCGCGTCCATCTGCTGCGCGCGGTCGTCATCGAGCGCCCAGATCGCGCCCTGCTTGATGACGCCATACAGGTAGACGCTATAGACCGCCTCGAGGATGGGATTGGTGTCGGTGGGCAGCAGAAGTGGCATCGGCTTGCGATACCACCCCATGAGCACCGACTGCGGCACCCAGCTCGGGTCCGGCGGGTCAGGGATTGTCGGGTGCGGCAGGAACTCGATGCAATTGGCCACCAGCCGATACTGCGTGGATGGCCCGCTGAGCGCAGTGATGCTGTCATAGGGCTGCCAGCCGACCGGCGCATATTGCATGTTCCAGTGCCCCGACCACTCGTCCTTGAGCACCAGCAATTCGCCCGTGGTGTTGTCGCGGATGCTCTCCATGGTCGCGAAGTCGGAAGGCAGCGCGATGTAGGGCGCGTCGATCGGCTGGATGGCGGACGCCACCTGGCAGCGCGCCCGCAGCGTCTCGGACAGTTCGGTCTCGACCGCAGCGATCCAGCCCGGCATGACGCCGTTGGTCAGCACGTCCGTCCGGTTGAGGTAGGACGCCACGTCGGCCTGGAGTTGCGCGAGTGACGCCATCAGCGCGCCGGGGCCGTCACCACGACGCCATTCGACGGCGGTGCCGCGGTCGTGCCCAGCGCATTCGTCGCCGACACGACACACGCAGCCGTCTTGCCGGCATCACCGGCCACCACCGTGTGGGTCGATGCGTCAGTGCCAACAGCCACGCCATCGATCGTCCACTGGTAGGCATAGCCAGTCGGCTCACCGTCCCAGATGCCCATGGTGCAACTCAGCATGTCACCGGTCTGCGTGACGTATGGCACGTCGACATTGACCGGCGGCGCTGTGGGGGCAGCAGGCGCGTCTGGCGCCTCCAGTCCCAGCACCGGCTCATACTGGCTGGCCTCCAGCGCCGCGCCGTCAGCGGCGGTCTGCGTGCCCTGCGCCACCGCCTTGGCGCCCGCATCGCTGAGGCCCTCGGCCTCGGGATACAGACGGATCAACAGCACCTGGTCCAGGCCGTCGACCAGCACCGGCTCGGTCGTGCCGCTCATTGCTCCGACACCTGCACGGGCGCCTGCTGCGCCGCCTGCAGCACCGCGCCCTGCTCGTGGGTCTGCTTGCCCTGTTCCATCGCCCGCTTTCCCACATCGGCAGCGCTGTCGGCGTCGGGATACAGCCGATGCAGCAGCACCGGATCGATGCCCTCGACCAGCATCGGCTCAGCGCCCTTGGTCTCCGGCGTCTGCGCCACATGCCCGGCCGGAGGCTGCATGGTCCCGGCAGCCGCGCCCGGTGCCGGAGGCTGCCCAGCGCCTGCGGTCGCGCGAGCGGCGCCCACGCCGGGCGTCGGGGCCATCCGTGGTGTTGCCGCGGGCGTCGCTGTGGTTGGTAGGGCCATGTCAAATCCTCCTTGCGTCGTCGGTGCGAAAGACGCGGTTGTCGCGCTCATCGAGCCAGGCGTTGAGCGCCTTCTGGTCCCTGGTGATGCCGAGCTTCACGAGCTGCTGCCAGATCACCATGGGGATGCGCGCGACATGGGTGATGCCGTCGGGGCGTGGCTGGTGCTTGTCGAAGGCGCTGGCGAGTTGCTTGGCGCTTTCGACAATCGGCTTCACATCCTGCGTCTGGATGATGACAGGCAACCCGGTTTCGCTGTCGGTGACGATTTCCGTCCCGCGCCGCGTGACCGGGTTCCACGCGTCATAAAGTCTGGTTGTCATGGGATTTGGCCGCTATAAGCGGGGCGTTGCGGCTCTTGGAAAGCCGGCAGCGCCCCTGACCTCGAACCCTGCACTACCAAGGATCGAAGCTGATGCCATCCAACGACGATGAGACGCGGAAGGCAACCGCCCGCGCCATTAAGACTGCCTACAATCGGCAATACAACGAGAAGCACCGCGAAGCCCGCAGCGCCCATGCCGCAGAGATGTATCGGAACGAAACACCCGAGCGGCGGGCAATCCGCACGGCTAAAACAAAGGAATGGAGGGCAAAGCACCCTGAAGCTGGCGCCGAGGTCGCAAGGCGTCATCGCGCCAAGCATGGTGATGCCATCTATGCGAAAAGACGGGAGCAACGCAGGACCGAAGCACCGGAGGAACGCGCGATCCGTCTCGCGTTGAGACGCGAGCAGAAGAATAAGCAAACACCAGCACAGCGCGAAGCTAATCGCACCTACTTGCAAGAGTGGGAAAAGGCCAATCGTGAGGCCAGAAATGCCTACCAAAAGGAACGGCGCCAGAACTGGACGCCGGAACAGCGCGAGGCTCGCGACGCATATGTAAGGCAATGGCACAAGGCGAACCCAGAAGCCGTCGCCAGCTACAAACGAGCCTTGAAAATCATGCGGCGAGGCGCAGTTGGCCGCCATACGAAAGACGACATTCTCGGACTGCTTGAGCGTCAGGGCTACCGTTGCGCTGCGCCACACTGTGGCATCGATATCCTCCGCAACTACCATGTTGACCACATTGTGCCGCTGTCTCGCGGCGGATCGAATTGGCCTGACAACCTTCAAGTGCTCTGCCCTAGATGCAACATGAGCAAAAGCGCGGCGACCATGGAGGAATGGCTGATCCGCAGTGCGCAGCGCGGAGCCACAGCGACGTAAACCGTCACTGATCGAGACGACAGAGAGGCCGGCATACCACCGGCCTTTCCTTTTGCCTGGAGTTACCACCTTAGGTATATCACCACCACGATCTATAGCGACTACTGGTTGAGATCGAAGATTGTGGCATGAGCTTTTGGTGCAGTAGGGCGGATACAACCCTCGAAAATAACACCCCCCTGAGAATTGTCGCCCGTTTGCGCGTAATCCTGCTGGATCATATCGCGCTCTGGTAGTGGTGCCATCTCCACATAGTCGGTGGACACCAGCAGCATCTGGTGCGCCGGGCAGAATCGGTCCGGCGTGAGTTGCAGGGTGCCGAAGTTGGTGCGGTAGACGTCCACAGCGCCCTGGATGGTCATCTCACCGGTGGGCGATGCCATGACGATGTTTTGGGCGACGATGGCGTTGTTGGTGCCGCCCTGCGACAACGTGGCGAAGTAGTTTTTGATGTTGCCTGACATGATGGCGAGTGTCGGATTGCCGCCGGCCTGCCAGCATTGCTGGATGGCGGTGTTGACCACGGCGAGGGTGAGGTCATACGGCGTTCCGGCGGTGCCGGCATTCGAGCCATCGCCGACCGGCATCACGCCGGCGCCGGCGCCACGCGCACCGAATGCGGTGTAGCAGGGCAGGCCGGACATATGGCGCGGATCGGTGATGGTCCTGACGAGTGGCGATGTCACGGCCAGTTCGAGGTCGCGCTTCACCTCCATGCCGCGCAGGATCATGTTGCGATTGTATTCGTCCTCGCCACCGACGACGTCCACCACGCGCAGGGTGTTCGACACGCCGACAGTGCGCGCGAGGATCTGGCACACGTTGTTCAACCTGACCGGCTTGACCACCGCCTGCATGACCGCGGTGAATCCTTCCGGTTGCGAATTATCTGCCGCCGGGTTGAGTTCCTGCACGATCCACTCGGTCAGGACTTGTTTTGAACCGACGCGCGAGCAGGCTGACACCAGCGGCGTTTCGTCAGGATCGATGCGGTAGATGATGTCGGCGAGGTCTTCGCGGACGCCGACGGCTGCGGTCTCTATGTATGTATTGGCGGGGGCTGACCCCATCGGGGGAACGGCCATACCACTCTCCATTGCAAGCACGGCGCGAACGCTCGTGCGATTGAACTGTTGGGTTCATTTGCAATGGTCAGTGACTGCCGACCTGGGAGGCGTCACCCGCTACATGCAAGCACTGCGGGGACGGCTGGGGCCTGCTACATCAAGCCATCTGCCGACACGGCATACCCACCCCTACATGCAAGCACTGCGGCGGGCATCGGAAACAGTAATAATCGTGTAGCTACGGCGCCGTCAATACCGTCCGTTACCATTGGCTGACGCACGCCTGGCGCTCAGCAGGGCGGCGGCGTTGCGGGTGTTCGGCGCTGCCTCGAACGCCTGTTCGGCGGCCTGCACCGCGGCGGCGGGTGCCGGTGGCGGCGCCGTGCCGCGAATCCGTGCCGTCTGTGGCCGCTGCGGCGCGTTGGTCTTGGTGCCGTCCACCATGCGGTCCCACATCATCGCCTTCATCATCGACTCGACGTGGCGCGGGTCGGCCAGCCCCATGAGTTCCTGCTGGGTGTAGCCGCCCTTGCTCTGTGCCCATCTGGCGATGTCGCGCTGCACCGTGGTGCGCATCGCATCATCGCGCCAGAAATCGTATTTCTCGGCGAGCACCTTGTTGCCGGCCTCGACCTGCTGCGTCATGGCGCGTTCGTAGGCTTGTTGCTGCAGTTGCGTGAGGGTGCCCAACCTCTGTTGCTCTGCTGCGGCAGCCTGGTAAGCGGCGAATTGCTTGAGATACCCCTGTGGGTCGGTATCGATCAGAGACGGGTCGGGTGGGGCTGCGCCCTGTAGCTGCTGACCCAGCTTGGCCAGCTCGGGCTGTATATGCGGCAGCACGGTGGCCAGCGCCTCGGCCTGTTGCTGCAGTTGCTGCCGCTGGACGCTGAGTTCCTGGGTTTTTTTCGTATAGTCGGCATTGGCCCGCAGCGCGGCGCGCAACTGTTCAGCCGAATAGTTCTGGCCATCGATTTCATAGTTGCCGGCGATCGGCACCGCCGGCTGCGCGCCGTCTGGTGTCTGTGGCGTCCCGCCCTCCGGCAGCCCCAGTGCCTTGGCGATGGTGTCGTAGCTGTCGGCCGGCTCGGCGGGTGTGGACTCTGCTGGCGCTGCCGGGGCTGTGGGCGCTGCCTGTGGCGCTCCCCTTACCGCCGGCTGTGCCTGCCCTTGCGCCTCGCGTGCGGCCTCCTGGCGCCGTCTGGCGAGCAGCCTGCCGGCATCGGAGAGGCTGATGGCTTCCTGCGACGCCGGTGCCGGGGCGTTGACGATGTTGGCGGGCGAAGC